CGATACTGAAACATTAGGAGATGGCACTGAAATTGTAGATAGGGGTTCAGTAGTAAGACCAGCAGAAACCGATGTTAGTGGAGAACAAGGAACAGAGCTACAAGATCTAAATACTACATCTCAACCAGCACAAACATCATCTTCTGGTGAAGCAATAGAAACCAGTTTCGCAGACCAAACTGAAGCAGATGTGCCTACAAGTTCTACTACATCTCTCTCTACTGGAGAAGCTCCAACTTCTACTACAACTCAACAAAGTATATTAGATGCAGACCCAGAAGCAGATGCTACTACATCTACAGGTGCCGATGTAGCTGGTGATGTTGGTGCCGATGTAGCTGGTGATGTTGGTGCCGATGTTGTAGGAAGTGATGTAGGTGGTGCTGTTTTAGGTGCCTTAGGGGTGGGTGCTGAAGCACTTGGTCCTATTGGATTATTAGCTGGAGTAGGTATAGGATTATACGAATTATTCCATAAACCATCCAAACCACCACCAACACCAGCACCTCCAACAAGTGCCAGCACAAAGGGTGAAATGGTATTGCCTAGTTATGATGCTGTTATTGATACACCAGCAAGTGCCAGTGCTTTCTGATGTGCCACTTTTGGCATATATTATTTAATAAATATTATGCCAAATGAGGCATTTTAAAAAAATCATTAAAATATTTTATTTTTTTATTTTTTTTAATAAATATTCTAAAAATAAAATATATTGTATATATATAAAAAGATGTTCAAAGCAAATCAAGATACTAGTTTTGTCCCAACTAAAACAATCTCAATTAAACCAGATGCACAAATTGACTATAACCCTAAATCCCAAAATCAGGTTAGATGGTTAATTCCTCAGTATATTGGTTTTTTTGATCCAAGAGGAACTCAATTAAAATATAAATTGACTATGAGTGGTCGTGGACATGCTAAACCAGACCATAGAGGAGGTGTTCACTCATTATGGCGTGATATTAGAGTAAGAGATGGCACTGCATCAACTGAGATGGAAATGCTACAAGATTATAATGTTTTTGTTTCTCAATGGTGGAATTATACTAATAACGAATCCATAAATCATAAAAGAGATTTATTTGAAGGTAGAAGTGCTAATGCTGATTTTAATAACCAATTATTTTATGGTCCTATGGGAAATTGGGCTGATGCTGAAGTTTCAACAACTTTTGATAAAAAAACACTTGAAATTAACCAACCTATTCATTCAGGTATTTTAGGAGGAAATAAGGTATTTCCAGTAGTAGCTACTCAAGGCTTACGATGTGAAATGACACTTGACCAATTCCAAAGATCATGTATTACTACTACTGATTCTGGAGTAGACGCTATAGGATTTTTTACTTCTAAAGTAGCAATTTTAGGAGCGACCGGAGCCGATGCTGCAGCTAAACAAGAAAAGACCGCTATTGGAGATGAATTCCAGTGTGTTATTAACAGACCTCAGGATGATGCTAATGGTAGAGGTGTTAATAGAAATGCCAGTCCAACAAATAATAATCCTTTTGATATTGGTGATCCAATTTATATATCACAAAACGATGGAACTGGTGAATTACTATTAGGAATTATTACTAAATTTGATAAAGATGGTAATAATGACTTAGTAGTTAAATATATTCCAGCAAGAGCAAATGGAGCTGCATTAGGAACTGATTTCCCAATAAATTCTCGTATTTATTACAAACCAATTGATAGAGTTAATGGATTTGTAGCTACAAATGTTCCAGCAGATCAGGTAGCATCAGCAGGACAATCACAATCATACACTATTAGTGATCTTGAAATGTTATTGCTTCAAGTTCAACCACCAGCAGGATATGTAGAAGGAATGATGAAACAAATTAATTCAGAAAAAGGACTTTCATTAGACTATAGAACACATACACTTTATAGATTTAATCTTAATACTCTCAATGGTCTCACTAACCAACTTATTCCAGCTACACAACAAAGGGCATATTCAATTTTCAGTGTCCCACTATCACAAGATGAACAACTTGATATTAAAAACAGTTCATTTAAAGGAGCAACAGATGGATGCCAGAATTATCAATATGTATTTGGTGGTTCACTTATACCAGATAGACCAATTGACCTTCAAAGATATACCCAAGCACCAAAAAGAACTGATGCATTACATTTAGTAGAATTAGAGAAAGCTATGATAAATGCTAATTATGGAGTTAGAAATCTATTAAGAACACCAGATAAATTCCTTATTGGTAGGGCATTTTCCAAATATGGTCAAATTTTCAATTTATCCGGTGATAGTTTATCTTTAAGGGTAGAATATCAAGGAGCAACACAACAGAAATTATACGAGCATTTTGTATGTTATTTAAAAAGAGTTAATATTTCACCTAATGGTGTTATGGTTATGAGCTAAATAAACTTTTAAAAACTTTTTTCTATAAAAACTTTTTTCTATTAAAACTTTTTTTTATAAAAACTTTTTTCTAAAAAGTTTATTGAATTAAAATTATTTTTAAAAAAAAAATATCTATTATTATATTAAAAGATGTCTATTAACGAAGTTGAAAGAGTTGAGATTTTACCATTGAATCCACCAGCTAATAATAGTTATAGTTTCAAACAAGGATTTCCTATAGTCCAGTTTATGATTCCAAATCAACCTAAATTGCTTGTAGGTAGCACTGTAAGATTAAATGGAACAATCAGATTAAATATGCCCACATCTACTGAAGCAGCCCCAGAATTAGTAGATAATAATGAAAATAAAGGAGGTGGTGATGCCAATAGAAATGGGTGCTTATCTTCTCGTGTAGGAGTAGCAAGTTGTGTTGAACAAATTACATTATCATCCATGACTAATCAAACTTTAGAAGTTGTAAGATCTTATGGTAGATATTTAGCATCAGTTCAATCAATTACACATTCTCAAGATGATTTAGATACAAATGTGCAGCTAGAAAGTTTAACCGCATCAAGAAAAATGAATGGTGCTTTTCTTGTTAATAATGAAGTATCTTTCTCAATTCCATTAAGAACTGGTCTGCTTTCAGGTGGAACTGAAATCCCTATTGGAACTAATGGGATTCGTGGGTTAATGGTTGAATTACGATTAAGTCCAGATTCTCAGGTATTTAGTGGATTTTCATTAGTAGATGGCACAGCTAAAAATGATTCTGGTTCTGGAACTGGTATGTTTTATCAATTAAGAGATTTAAGTTTATCTTATAATCTTCTTGTGCCAGATGCTGAAACCAGTGCTAAAATGAGTGTTCCATCCACTGGAAGTATGACTTACAATAGTATTAGTCATTTATATTCAGTGATAAATGCTTCTGACCAAACACAGAATTTTAATTTAGGAACAGGAAAAACTTTATCAGTATTCCATAATTTCCTTCCAACTCCACATCTCAATAATTATAATCAAGATTCTTATGAAACACCAAGACTAAAAAATGTAGTAGGTGGCACTTATAGTGCTGAGGCACCAGTAAAAAGAGTATCATTCCTTAAGGGTGGTGTATTAAGTCCTATAGAAAACGAAGTAGATGTAGAAACTGCATCTGATAATTCTAGACCAAGAAGTGAATTAGAAGTTAATTTCATCAATGCTATTAAACCTTATAGTATGTTTAATCATTCACTTGTTTCACCAAATACACAAAATCAAATATCTACTGATGTTTCACCATTAACAGGTCAAGATTTAATTATTACAAATGGTCAGAACAGACAACAGGCAGATCCTGACCCAGTTTTTGGTGTTGGTGTAGCAGAAGATCCATATAAAGTTGGTGTTGATTTCAAAAATACTAATTATGGTTTAAGAATTGTTAGTGATTTAGATGGACAATCTCCAAATTCCATATTTACTTATGTTCTTGCACAAAATACTCTTGCTTATAGTCCACAAGGAATAGCTATTGTATCTTAAGGTGCCACTTTTGGCATTAATTTTTATATAATATTTTGCCAAATGAGGCATTTTACTTTTTTTTATTAGTTTTATAAGATTTTTAAGAATATATTTAAAAATTTTAAAAATAATACAATTAAAATTATTTTTAAAAAAAAAATATCTATTATTATATTAAAAGATGTCTAATAACTCACTTCCTGATGTTTTAAATGTTCAACCAATGCCAAGTATCCAAACTATGAATATTGAAACTAACCAACTTGACCCTGTTGTTATCAACCAAGGTTTTGCAAGATTTGTTTTAGAAAAAAAAGGAATTCTTGATGTTGGATCTACATTCACATTCAGTGTTCACCCCACAGACCCACAAGGAGATTTAAAAGCATTTCTGCCTCTAAAAACTGGTATCCATGGTTTAATAAAAAGAGCTGTTCTTAAAGTCGGAACAAAGGTTCTTGCTACTTCTGATGATTATGCTTATTATCAGACTATGAAAAGAGCATTCAAAACCAATGAAGAAAAATCACAGAAAGATTTAGTAAAAGTTGGTGCCATTGATGTTATGCAACCAGATAATCAAGGGGCAGGTAAATATCAATTAAAATCACTTAATTACAATGATCCAGCAAATCCAAATGTAGGAACAATAGACCTCAGTATTATGCTTACCGTTAGTGAAACAGAATGCCCTGTTTTTTCAATTAAATTAAGTGAATTATTCCCAATGATGAAAAATATTCAGCTTCCATTATATTTAATTGGTGAAAATGTTAGTATTGAATTAACTTTTAACCAGCAAACACCAGCACAAGGTGGACTTATTGCACAATTTGAGGATGGATATGCTGGTGGAATAGGTATGAAAGTAGGAACTGATAATGTTAAATTTCTTGCTGATTATCTTACTTATGAAAATGAAAGAATGGATGCCACAGCTAGATTAGTAATGAGTGATACAGGACTTGTTATGCCTTATGAAGATTTAATATT